TCCAGACAAACATCAACAAAACCGTTATATTATTAAAAACGGTGCTAAATATCCAGCTAATGAGCATATGGGTGCTTTTGGTTGTGATAGTTATGATATATCTGGAACAGTAGATGGTAGAGGATCGAAAGGTGCTTTACATGGTTTAACTAAATTTACAATGGACGGTCCACCTAATTTATTCTTTTTAGAATATATAGCTAGACCACAAACCGCGGAGATGTTTTTTGAAGATGTATTAATGGCGTTATATTTTTATGGTATGCCTTTACTTGCAGAAAATAATAAACCAAGGTTATTATATTATTTAAAAAGAAGAGGTTATAGAGGTTATTCTATGAATCGTCCAGATAAAACAATATATAAATTATCTGTAGCTGAAAGAGAAATAGGTGGTATACCTAACTCAAGCGAAGATGTAAAACAAGCACATGCTGCTGCTATCGAATCTTATATTGAAAATTTTGTAGGTTACAATAATGAGCAATATGGTTCAATGTATTTTCAAAGAACACTTGAAGACTGGGCAGCGTTTGATATAAATAAAAGAACTAAACACGATGCTTCGATAAGTTCAGGTTTGGCTATCATGGCTTGTAATAAAAACAAATATAGACCAGTTGCTGAAATTGAAAAACAAAAAGTTAATTTAAATTTTTCAAAATACGACAATAAAGGTTTTAAATCCAAAATAATTATAAATGATTAATACTAGTACTAATAGTTCCTTTCCTAGTCAGGTGGTACCTGTCGCAGAAAAGCTTAGTTGGGAATATGGTTTGCAAGTAGCGCAAGCTATTGAATATGAATGGTTTAGAGGAGGTAGAATTAACAGTGGTAAATGGTACACTGGTTATCAAAATTTTAATAGATTAAGATTATATGCTCGTGGTGAGCAATCTGTTCAAAAATATAAAGACGAATTATCAATTAATGGTGATTTATCTTATTTAAATTTAGATTGGAAACCAGTTCCAATTATACCTAAATTTGTAGATATAGTTGTAAATGGTATTACTTCTAAAGATTATCAAATAAAAGCTTTTGCTCAAGATCCGTTTTCAACAAAACAGAGAACTAACTATGCAAACTCTATCATGAGAGATATGATGAGTACACCATTGTTAAATAGCATAAAAGAAAATTTAGGTATAGATATATATAGCACGATAGATCCGGCTAATTTACCAGAAAGTAAAGAAGAACTTGAGGTTCATATGCAATTAAACTATAAACAGTCAGTAGAAATAGCTGAAGAAGAAGTTATTAATAATGTTTTAGATTTTAATAAATATGAATTAACAAAGAAAAGATTAATTGAAGATATAGTTACAATTGGTATTGGAGCTGTAAAAACTAGTTTTAATAAGTCTGAAGGAGTTGTTGTAGATTATGTAGATCCTTCTAATATGGTTTGGTCATATACTAATGATCCAAATTTTCAAGATATATATTATGTTGGTGAAATTAAAACGTTAACCATACCTGAACTTAAAAAACAATTTCCAGATTTAACTGAAGAAGATTTAAAAAGAATACAAAAATATCCGGGTAGAGAAGGATATCAAAAAGGTCCTTATAATAATGATTTAGTTCAAATTTTATATTTTGAATATAAAACATATATAGATCAAGTGTTTAAATTAAAACATACAGAACAAGGATTAGAAAAAATATTAGAAAAACCTGATTTTTTTAATCCACCACCAAGTGATAATTTTGATAGAGTATCAAGAACTATTGAAGTTTTATTTAGTGGTGCTAAAGTTTTAGGTGTGCAACAAATGCTAAAATGGGAAATGTCTGAACATATGACAAGGCCAAATAGTGATTTAACAAAAGTTAACATGAACTATAATATAGTTGCACCACATATGTATCAAGGTCGTATTGATTCATTGGTAAACCGTATTACAGGTTTTGCTGATATGATTCAATTAACATCTTTAAAATTACAACAAGTAATTGCAAGAATGGTACCAGATGGTGTATTTGTAGATGTAGATGGTTTAGCAGAAGTTGATTTAGGTAATGGTACTAACTATAACCCACAAGAAGCACTTAATATGTATTTTCAAACTGGTAGTATAGTTGGTAGATCATTAACACAAGATGGAGATCCAAATAGAGGTAAAGTACCTATTCAAGAATTACAAACATCGGCGGCTAACGGTAAAATAGCTTCACTAATTAATACATATCAGTATTATTTACAAATGATTAGAGATGTAACCGGTTTAAATGAAGCAAGGGACGGTAGCATGCCAGATAAAGATGCTTTAGTTGGTTTACAAAAAATGGCAGCTAATGCTTCAAACACAGCAACTAAACATATATTAAAAGCGTCTTTATACTTAACGTTAAGAACTTGTGAAAATATTTCATTACGAGTGTCCGATATGTTAGATTTTCAATTAACTAATAACGCTCTATTAGCTAGTATTGGTAAATTTAATGTTGCAACATTACATGAAATTGATAATTTACATTTATATGATTTTGGTGTTTATTTAGAATTAGAACCAGAAGAAGAAGAAAAAGCTATGCTTGAGCAAAATATTCAAATGGCTTTACAACAAAATCAAATATTTCTTGAAGATGCAATTGATATTAGAGAAATTAAAAATTTACAATTAGCTAATCAAGTTTTAAAATATAAAAGAGTTAAAAAGCAACAAGCTGATCAAGCTGCTCAAATGGCTAATATTGAAGCTCAAACACAATCTAATACTCAATCAGCTGAAAACGCAGCTATGGCTGAAGTACAAAAAGCACAAGCGTTAAATGAAACTAACGTTCAATTTGAAAAAGCAAAATCAGATCTTGAGGTGCAAAGAATGCAAACTGCAGCTCAAATAGAAGAACAACAAATGGCTCAAAGATTTGAATACGATATGAAGCTTAAACAAGCTGAATTACAAAATCAAAAAGCTAAAGAAAAAGAAATTGAAGACCGTAAAGACGAAAGAACAAGAATACAAGCAACACAACAATCAAAAATGATAAGTCAACGTCAAAACGATAGTTTACCAACAGATTTTGAAACAAATCAAATTGGTGGTATATCACTTGATCAGATTTAAAAAATTTTATTAATTATTATTATATTATATTATGTCAGAAACAAAAGAAAAAGCTGGAAAGCTTAAGGTTAAAAGACCTAAAAAACTAGTAAAAACAGATGAACCTATAAAAGTAGATTTATCTCAACCAGTTGAAACAACTGAAGAAAAAATAGAACAACAAGATGCCATTCAAGTCGGAGAAACAAAAGAAGTACCTGATGATAAATCATCCGGAGATATACAAAAGGTGGAAATTAAAGGAACAGAACCCAGCGAAGAGCCCGATGCCTCTGTTGAATCTAAAGAAGAAGAAAAAGACGAGCTGCCAGTAATAGAAGAAATAACTGAAACACCTGAAGAGGAAGAAGATGTTATTGAAATTGGTGAGCAAATGGTACAAGGATCAGAACAGCCAACGGCTATTATATCCAATGAAGTACCTAAAAAAGACGTACCGCAATTACCTGAAAATATATTAAAGGTAGTAGAGTTTATGAATGAAACAGGTGGTACATTAGATGATTATGTAAGATTAAATCATGATTATTCTAACGTGGATAATGATACTTTATTAAAAGAGTATTATAAGCAAACAAAATCACATTTAGACCAAGATGAAATTAACTTTTTAATTGAAGATAATTTTTCTTGGGACGAAGATGTAGATGAGCCGCGAGATGTGCGTAAAGCAAAACTCGCATATAAAGAAGAGGTTGCAAAAGCCAAAAAGCATTTAGAAGGCTTGAAAGACAAATATTATCAGGAAATTAAGTTAAGACCTGGTGTCACTCAAGAACAAAAAAAAGCTATGGACTTTTTCAATCGCTACAACGAAGAGCAACAAGTAGCTGAACAACAACATAAAACGTTCAAGTCTAACACTAAAAATTATTTTGGTCCCGAGTTCAAAGGTTTTGATTTTTCGGTAGGAGAAAAAAAGTTTAGATATGGAATTAAAAACGTTAATGATGTTGCAGAGAGTCAGTCAAACATTTCTAACACCATTAAGAAGTTCTTAGATAACGAAGGGAATGTAGTAGACGTTAAAGGCTATCATAAGGCTATGTATGCTGCTAATAATGCTGACACTATAGCACAACATTTTTATGAGCAAGGTAAAGCTGATGCAATTAAAGATTTAAGTGCTAAGTCTAAAAACATAAGTACAGAACCAAGATCAACTGATCCGGGTGATGTATTTGTTGGTGGATTAAAAGTTAGAGCTATTAGTGGTATGGATTCTTCAAAATTAAAAATCAAAACACGTAAATTTAACTAAAAATTTTTAAATTATTATGGGATCAATTAATCCAGTTTTCGGGTCGATCGTACCTTCCCCTAAACAACAAGCGTTGCAAAACAACTATTTAGCTTTCAATGGTGGAGCTAATGACTTTGCACAACAATATCTTCCTGAGATTTATGAGCAGGAAGTTGAAAGATACGGAAACAGAACGTTATCCGGATTCTTAAGAATGGTAGGAGCTGAAATGCCTATGACATCTGATCAAGTTATTTGGTCTGAGCAAAATAGACTACACATCTCTTACACTGGTGTTACTGGACCTGGTGCAGGTTTAGCAGTATTTAACGTACCTACAAATGGTACTACTATCCAAAACGCAATTGCACCTAATGATACAATTGTTGTAATGAACCCTACTACAGGTGTTACATTAAAAGGTATCGTTGGAGCTACAGCTGCTGGTGCAGGTACAACAACTAACGTAACTGCATATCCATTTACTGCTGCAAACTGGGACGGATTATTTACAGGTGGTGGCGCTGCTACAAACCTTAAAATATTTGTTTACGGTTCATTATTTGCAAAAGGAACTAACAGTGGATCATTCTCTATTGAGCCTCAATTTACTCAATATTCTAATCAGCCGATTATCATCAAAGATAGATATGCTATCAATGGTTCTGATATGGCTCAGATTGGTTGGGTAGAAGTTGCTACAGAAGATGGTACATCAGGATATTTATGGTATTTAAAATCTGAGTCTGAAACAAGACTAAGATTTGATGATTACTTAGAAATGGCAATGGTAGAAGGTGAATTAGCTTCTGGTGCTGGTGGTGTGAGCTTTGCTGCTCAAGCTGCTAACGTACCTGGTTTCTCAGCTACTATTAATGCTCATGGTTCTCAAGGTTTATTTTACTGCAAGAGGTAACGTATTTAGCGGATTCGCTGGTGCAACTGGTATCTCTGACTTTGATTCAGTACTTAAAAATCTTGATACACAAGGTGCTATTGAAGAAAACATGTTATTCTTAAATAGAGATATGGATTTAGAATTTGATGATATGCTAGCGCAAATTTCTGCTGGAGGACAAGGTGGAGTTGCTTATGGTTTATTTGAAAACTCTGAAGATATGGCACTTAACTTAGGTTTCTCTGGATTTAGAAGAGGTTCTTATGACTTCTATAAAACTTCATGGAAATACTTAAACGATGCTTCTACAAGAGGTGCTGTTGCTGTCAATAACATCGACGGTGTCTTAATACCTGCTGGAACTTCAACTGTTTATGACCAAATTCTTGGTACAAACATTAGAAGACCTTTCTTGCACGTAAGATATAGAGCTTCTCAAGCTGACGACAGAAGATACAAAAATTGGGTTACTGGTACTGCTGGTGGCGCTTTCACTTCTGAAGTTGATGAAATGGTTGTTAACTTCTTATCTGAAAGATGTTTAGTAACTCAAGCTGCGAATAATTTCGTATTATTCCAAAACTAAGATTATTCTTATTAAAAGCAAAGGGACCTTCGGGTCCCTCGGCTTTTATTTTTTATTAAATTATATTATATCATGGCAAAACAAAAAACACAGGTAAAACCTGAAACAAATACTTGGGAAGTAAAAGATAGAACTTATTTTTTACTACACGACGAATCACCTTTAACATATAGATTAGCTTCAAGACATTCAACAAGACATCCATTATTATGGTTTGATGAAGCACAAAGTATGCAAAGAGAATTAAGATATGCAACAAATCAAGCATCACCATTTGTTGATGAACAAAAAGGCGAGGTAACAATGGGGCATATTGTTTTTGAAGATGGTGTTTTAAACGTACCTAAAGAAAAACAAAACTTACAAAAACTTTTATCACTTTATCATCCAAGAAAAGGAACTACATATGGAGAATTTGAACCTCAAGTAGTCGCAGAAGATGAAGTTGATGAAATACATGCAGAAATAGAAGCGCTTAACTTTGCAAGAGACATTGATATTGATCATGCTGAAGCAATACTAAGAGTTGAAAAAGGATCTTCTGTTTCTAGTATGAGCTCGAAAGAAATAAAAAGAG